TGATCAGTGCAAATTCCATGACAACCCCTTATTCAGACCACCAGATACGGACGAAGCCAGAGCCGCCAGCGCCGGAGGTGTAGTAGGTTGCAGTGGCGCTCGCCGCTCCACCGCCTCCCCCGCTTCCGGTATTTGCGGTTGCAGCCGTTGCAGCGATTGCGGTAGTTGCGCCATCACCCCCGCCCGCAGACCCTCTACCACTAGGAGAACTCGTATATGCGGCGGCACCCCCGCCACCACCACAAAAACCATAGAGGCCAGAACCGCCCTGACCTCCGGGCGCTGGGTATTGGTAAGAACCAGCGCCGCCCGCGCTTCCTATCGTGCCTGCTCGACCTTGGACCCCAACAGAAGATACGTTATTGGCAAACAACGCGACACTTCCGCCAACTGCCCCCATCCCGCCACCGCCACCACCGCCCGCTTGAGAATTATCAATTCCACGACCACCCCCGCCACAGGCACCCGCAGCAGGGGCTGTAGCATTGCCCTGCCCTGCCCCACCACCAGCAACCGTAATCAAGGAGCCGATTGAAGACGTGCCGCCTGCGTTCCCGTTGTTGCCGTTTGTGGCTTGAGCCGCACCGCCTGCGCCGATCGTGACCGATTGAGCCGTGGTGGCCGTAATTGGGCTTATCAGCAAACCACCGGCGCCTCCGCCCCCGCCGTTTACATCAGCAGAAACAGTATCACCGGCCCCGCCACTACCACCGCCGCTGATGACCATTGCCCAGACCTGACCGCCGTTGGCGATCAATGTTGCACTTGGCGTGAAGGTGCCGGACGAAGTGAACTCTTGATAGCGAAGTTTGCCGCCGCCACCCCCACTGGTGGAGAAAGGTACGAATTGAGATAGGTTGCTCATTGGAGTTGGCCTTTCTTGAGTTTGTTGTGTAGCTCGGAGGTGTTGAGGTTTTGCGTCACAACCCAACCAATTGGCGTGTTGGTGTACACAAGGGCGAAGATCATGTTGGGTACATCGCAGGTCATGTGCTCTTCCATGCCCATGATAGGCTTGCCGTTGCGGTGAATGACCAGCGGGTGATACACCCAGCTTCCGAAGTAGTCGGACACGATCAGCTTGAAGCCTTCGTGCGGGTTTGGCGGCAGCACCAGCACACCCTTTTGCATATTGGTGTCGATGTAGTAGCTGCGCTCATGCTCGACAAACTCGTAGGCGCACTCGTCGCCAGACTGAATGTGGAACTTGCGCTCGTCCCTGAAGAAGAGCCAAGGCTGCAAATTGAGCTTATCAAGCGCCGGGGTGATCATGGCATCAGCACCCATCCGCGAGTGGCGTCGGCGTAAACCAGCAGGAACCCGGCACCATCTTGATCAATTGTCAGGTCTTGCGCCAAGGCCATGATGTTGCTGCCATTTCGGGCAACTACGATGTTCGTAGCGCCGGACATATTGGAAAAGCCAACGATGTCACCAGCGGTCGGGGTGGCCGGAAGCGTGATGGTTATCGAGCCCGCAGTCAGCACGTACACGTTGTTTGCTGTGGCGGCGGTGTTGACGCCGACAACTTGGATGTTGTAGCGGAACGTGCCACCCAGCGTCAGACTGCCAGTTGTCGTGACTGTGCCGGTGAGGGTAAGGCCGTTGACGGTGCCCGCACCAGCCACCGAAGTAACAGTGCCGCTGCCGCCCCCACTGGCCGCAATCGTGATTGCCCCTGCGCCGTTTGTAATCGTGATGCCGGACCCAGCGGTGAGCGTGGCCTTTGTGAGCGTGTTGCCGGTGCTGTTGCCGATCAGCAATTGCCCGTCAGTGTAGGTCGTCTGACCTGTGCCGCCCGATGAAACAGGCAGCGCACTACCAAGCGCAAGGGCCGTCAGGAAGGTGATCTGCGCACCCACATCCGTCCCGTTGTTGTACACAACAGTCCTTGTTCCAGCAGGGACCGCCACACCCGGTTGCCCAGAAACTTTGACTGTTACTGTATGGCTGGAGCCGTTGATGATCAGATAGGGCTTCTGAATCGCGGGGACGTTAACCGTGCCAGCAGCGGAAACAGCGCCCGACGCAATGTTCAGACACAACGCCCGAGCATCTTGCGCGGCATTGGTGTTGGTGAGCGTGAGCGTGCAGACGTTGGCAGTGAAGTCAGCCGCGTCTAGCGTGGCCATTCCGACAAGGGCCTGCTCAATGGCTACGCCAAGGTTGTTGTTGGTCGTGACACCCCAAAGACCAGACTGTTCGCCCGTGCCGATGAGTTCAATTTTGAGGCTGGAAAACGTACTAGCCATTTCAGTTCCTTTGTACGGTGCTCATGTTTGGTCCTTATGCCCACGTTCCTACGCTGACATTACTGCCCGCCGCCCCGATGGGGTGGATTCTGAAATAAGTTCCAGCCGCTGTTGAGTAGGCTCCGCCGGGAGCTGCACTCAGCGTGTACTGTGGGATAAACGTGCCTCCAGCATTCACAGACACCGTACCGGTAACGATGAACATGAAGTATGCGTTTGTGGTGACGCCTGTTACCAAAACAAAGTTGCTGGCCGACTGAACAAAGTTGACTTGCAGGTTGCCTACAGAACTTGTCGTTACATTAAACCCCGTGCCGTTGTACTGGCCGTTCAACTGATAGGCAATGTTGTTGAGCGTTGCCGTTCCACCGAACCCGATGCCGAATGAATGGGAAGTGCCGCCCGATGTTTTGCTAAACGCATACACCGCCTCGAAAGCGTACACAGTGCTGGCCGACAAAGTGCAGCCAACACCAAAGACGTTTTGCGCCGTGTTGACGCTGGCCCCAGCAAGAGCGCCGTTGAGCCTGAAATACTGCATCCCGGGGACAACCCCGCGCTGCGTGCCAATCGGCGTGAAGAACAACGTCGTTCCGTTGTATTCCGCCGCCCCTGCGGTGGCAGAGGTCAAATTCGTGCCGGACTGAAACGCCAGTGGGGGCACCGTAGTGGTGCCAGCATCCAGCGTGAGGATATTGGACGTATCCCTTTCTACGGCCCTGCCAGCCGGGTATGTGACGAACACATCTTTCGTGCCTGCGCTGAAGTTGACCAGACTGCCGGAGTTGCTTGACGACAGCACCGTGGTACGCGAGAGCGTTGTTCCAGAGGAGGTGTAGGTGCCGATCCCAACCTCCCACTCGCCGCCAGATTGGCCCGCAATCGTGTAGTAGGTCTGGTTGCCGTTGCCGATCGCTGCAAAAGACTGAAAGCCAGTAGCTGCACCAGCGAGCGTGACTGTCCCCGTGCCCGTTGTGGTGGTGGTTTCCTTTACCCGATCTGCTATGACAAGCGCCATGATTTATCCTTACACCGTCATTCCCACGTTCACCCAGTTCGGACTCTGTGAGTTACCCACATTTTGCCAATTCGGGCTCTGACTGTCATCAATTAAACCCCAATTCGGGTTTTGAGCATCGTTGATCAGAGACCAGTATGAAAGCCCAACAGTGCCCGTTTGGCCCGCAGCCTGCACGCCCGTAAGAGCTGCCGTTTTCACGAACACCACCGACCCAACAGCGCCGCTTGCCGAAACTCCGGTCAAAGGGGCAACGTAGGTAAAGGTTACGTTATCAACCGCGCCCGCCGACTGTACCCCCGTAAGGGCCACCGCCTGCGCAAATTCCACCGATCCGACTGCGCCACTGGCCTGAACCCCGGCAAGGGTTGGCTCCAACCGAGCAACAACGCTGCCAACCGCTTCTGAACTGCTGACACCGGAAATTGCAACCGTATGAGAAGCGGCGGCTACACCAGCATAAAGATCAGCGTGATCGCCCGCAATGGTGATGTTTGGCGAGATACTGAGCAGGCCGACAGAACCTTCTGCCGAATCACCAGACAATGCTACAGAAACAGCGATCGCCGTGATCGACCCAACCGCTCCACTGGCCTGAACCCCTGTGGCATCCCGAGCCGTAGATGGCGCAGCAACGCCAAGAGAGCCGTTTGCAACAACACCCGTTAAAGTGACGCCGCCCGGTGCAGCCGCGCCGCCAGCGGCTGAAAACGGTTCACCTGCGAACGGGGATATTCCAAACGCCATAGCTACTCAGCGGGATTGTCCCGCCGCCCCATCAGGTTGTAGCCAGACGCAGCAGAGCGTTCGTCGTGTTGTTAGTCGGCATCGTCAGGGCAAACGTGCCTGCCGTCACCGTCTGCGAACCGAACGTGTGCACGCTGACTGCCTTGTTTGACTTGGTGGAGTTGTAAATCAGCACAGCATCAAACGCCGTGGTGAGCGTCACGTTGGTGTACGTAATTGACGCGGAAGGGGTCCAGTACGCCACGCCCGCCGTTGCCGTTGAGTTGGTCGATGTCGGAGCAGTTGCGTTGGTTACGGTGACTCCACCTGCGGTGTAGTTTGTGCCCGTGACTTCCCCAGTTACCGAATATGCCGTGGTTGCTGCGTTGTACGTTGCGGTGGCTTCATACAGAGCGGCCTTGAAAGTGTCGCCAGTACTAGGGGTGAAGTTGTGGGTGGCCGTCAGGAGTTCCCCCATGAACGACGTACACATGCTTTGGGTGTTTGCCATGCTTGGCTCCTTTAATTAAACGATGCGGCTTCTACGCCGA